TGACGTTTTAAAATCTATTACACAAACACGATCATTAATCTTAGCCACTGCATCTACTGTACCTGCATACTTATACTTATCACAGTATACTTTACGCTCTGCATCAACCCACTCTGGATTGTACTCAGTTGTCCAGTCAAGGAATGCGTTAACTGATTTAGATATATAATCTTCCGGTTCAGTACACGCATGACCGTATTTTATATAGTGTTCTATCCACTGATGGGTATCGTTACCTATCTCTAAAGCATCGTTAATTACTTTATCGTATTCCTCTTGACCAATACTTAAAGCCCAGTGAGTTAAGTCTTTAGGGAAACAGCCGTCAACCACTCGTGTGACTGACGGCACTTTGACTCCCTCCACTTTATAGGAGTGTGCCTTGTCATCATACTCAAGGTCATACTCCTTACCATTCTTATATGATATTATCATTAGAACGGTATGTCGTTATCAATCTCTGAGTCACCACGACTACGACTAGCACCAGAGTCACCCTTGCCATACTTCTCTTTGGCTTGCTCCTTGGTAAGCACCTTGATATCATGGCAATATTTCTGTGTCATCTCTTGGGTCATCTTCCTAACTTCAACTTGCATGGCAGGTTTACCTTCACCGCCTTTCTCTGCCGCCCCAATCCAATGCCATCCCGGCTCTGATATATAAATCTTACTCTTATAGTCATCCTGCCAAGGCTCTTGCTTATTCTGGTTAACCCATAAGCCCGCTTTGTTCTCTGTTGTAAATTTCTCAGACATTTAATTCTCCTATGATCTTCTGAGGTTTGCTTGTTCTGTACGCCACGTTTCCCAAAGGATTTGTGCTGTACCTCTATGAGATTTCATTATCTCAAAGTCTGCCACTGCATCTTCATACTGCTCCCGCCACTCTTTGTACTCCTTTGAACATCTTGCTTTTGCTTCCGACTCAGCCATTGTTTTCTCGTACCGACGATGTTCCAATAGCCCTTGTGCAATAATAATCTTTTCATCTTTTTCGAGTCCTTTAACTCTTGCTGATAGTTTACCATAGTCATCATCACTTTGAGAGAGATACTCTAATATTCCCTCAACTTTTTCTTCAGTCACTAACATACTGTAGTCTCCCCTCCTTGAAGGCTTGATTCTGTGTCTTCCATATAAGTAAGAACTGATTATCTAATATATCATGGTCGCCATTGTGAGCCTTGTCATGGCACGTATAACATAATGCCATAGTCAGCCAGTCATGCGCCTTCATTGCCATGCCACCACCACTCCACGGCGTGTGCCTATGCTTAAGATGGTGAGCAACCACGGTGCCATCATCAGCACCGCAGTTAGTACAAGGCAATGTAGCCACCCAATCAGTATACTTCTTTGATCTCCAACGTACATCTTTAGATAGTTGCATCTAAGTTATGCTACCTCTGTTGATTAGAATGTCACAGTAATGCTTGATCTTTTCCAGATCATCATCACCCCCCTTTAGTTTATACCGACAGATGTACTTGATAATATTTCCCTCAATAAACCCCATGTTATTTTCTAAAATAAAATCAATCGGTTGTATTGCTAGGTCATAATGTTTAGGTGTCATATACCACACACTCCTGATAAGCATTGTTCTTCTGAGTTATCTTCATACACCACGCCTCTCTTGTTGATTGCCTCTTCGTATGGTACTGAGGTAATCGGTTGACCACCACGAGCGCCATCTGGGTAGACAGTTAGACCTCGTAGACCTGATGCGTATCTCTGAATCCAGCCTACATATCTTGCAATAAGATCGTCATTGTTATGTTCAGTATCCCATGCAGGTAGATTGATTGTACTGCTGATAGCCTGATCTACATAGGCTTGTACATCATGCTGAAACTTGATACGTCTTTCTGGGTCTTGTGCTAGATCAACCGCTGATTCAATCTTGTTAGGCTTAATGCCCATCTCAATTAGAATCTGTGCTGTACCATCTACCACGAACTCATGCTTCCAACGTGTACCATCGGTAAGATATCTACGCTTGAATGCTACTGAGTAGACTGGCTCGATACCTGATGTTGTACCTGCTAAAATACTGATGGTTCCAGTAGGAGCAATAGCCCTTACACCTTTAGGTATTACACGATACAACTTATTACAGAAGTCTCTTGATGTATTGTCAGACTCATTACGGTATACCTTAAGCCACTGCTTTAACTCATCAGTCACTTCATACTTGTGACCACGCTTAAGTAACCACTCGTGCATACCCATCAGACCTAGACCTAACCGTGAGTTCTTTTCTCGTACATCATATACCTTTTGATAAGGTAGTTCAGCACGTTCTAGACCACACACTAGGAACTTGGTTACCAAATGTACTACGTCTTTGAACTCTTCAACCGACTCAATTCGTGACATATTAACTGACGATAGATTACATACATCACTGTCATCCTCAGATACCACTTCACAACACGCGTTGCGTAACGTTTCATTCTGTTTATCTCCAAAGTTAAAACTAAATCCCGGTTCACCTGTCATCATTGCTTGCTTGACATTCTCTATAAAGACTGGGTTGTTCTTATCTTTAAGCCATGCGTCATCATAATTGAGTGATACATTCATCATGTCTAGCGGAGCAGGAGCATTGAAGTCTGCTTCTTTAGCCGCTTTCTGTTCTGGTGTCCAGTTCTTAATCTTCAAGAAGTCTTGAGCATCTTCGTGTTGCCAGTTCATACTACCATACATGGCTGACCTACGACTACCACCCTGCATTACGTTGCGTCCAATCTCATTAGTGGCTAACAAGAAAGGTATAGGCCCACTGCTTACACCACCAGTCTTGGATAGTGTACGACCCTTTGGTCTGAAGGCTGACACATCAATACCAATACCACCACCTGTCATTAGACAAGACCCTGCACGTTTCCAAAGGTCTGCCCATTCTTCACGGCTGTCCTCTTCAGCCTTGAGTAGATAACAATTGTTATAAAACCTAGCCTTACGTCCTGCATACCAGAGATACCTACCTCCCGGCAACCACTTGAAGTCAACCAGATACTCAACTAACTGGTCACGCTCTTCCTTGGTTAGCAGTGCTGTCTCAGTACCACCGTTAGTACCTGCAACAGCATCAACCACGATGTGCGCCCTGTCTGCCCATGTCTCGTACTGATTCTGGGCATACTTATTTTTAAATATGTTGAGTCCTAACTCAGTTCTAAATTCGCTCAAGCCGCCTCCTTCTTTTTAAAATCATCTGATTCATCTTCACCAAACACACCATACTTATAGAACCCTGCAATCTTTAGTACCACTCTAGACAATGCACGTTTCTCTGCCATTGCTACTGGGTAAGACTGCTTAGTATTGTTAGCCGATGCTTCACCGAATGACTCCATTACAACGTCACCTTTCCTAGCAATAGCCTTAATAACTACAAAGTCTGGCGGTACAATAGACTCAACATAATAATTAACCTCAATGTTATTATGGAATTGAATCTTCTCGATACCACTACGAGTTATGATAGTCATACCACGACCACCAAACTTTAACTCATGTGTATCTTCACCCTTGACTAAACCGTTAGCCATAAACAACTCACGCAACATCTCATTCTTCGTTGACATTATTTGTCTCCTGATTGTCTGGTATTAATACCTCATGGTAACTACCATCATCATTGATGTAACCATGATACGTCTTAGTGATTACTGTCTGCCTCTTGATAACAAAGGGATCATCTTTAGTTCCTCTGCCTGACATATCTCCGTAAGCATACTTCATTGGTGAAAAGAATTCATCCATAAAAGTTCTTGGTGTCCAGTTACTATAACTCGTTTTCATTTTGCTTAGTTAATCTCCGTAGTAAATTAAAAAAATGCTTGGCATCTATAACGACAAGCGGTTCCTTACGATTCTTCTTCATGAATAACACAGGCTCGTAATCACCTGAGTTACTTTCACACTGCTCATATGCAGACCAGACATTTAACTTCTCTACATTCTTACATTCTACACTATACGGAAACATTTGTCTAGCCCTATCAGACAGTTGAACATCTTCACCTGACTGCCCCATTGCAGTTGATCTTACATCATCTTCAGGAAGGTTGAACATCTCCCTGATCTGATCCCTCACTAGTTTCTGGAGGTATCTCCCCTTTGATTTTGCTGATTGTGGGCGCAAAGCCTGTCTTCCTCACTATTTTTTCGCATCGTGCAAACCATTCTTCCCTTGTCTCATCGGGTAGTCTAGCACCTTTGCTTTGTTTAAACATCTCAACATAATTAACATCTTCACCATCTAAATGCTGAGTCGAGTGGTGCATTGCCCAGCATTTGTCACACATACTATGTGCCCTCTGTGTCACCATTCTTCCGCAGTTGCAGATATGATTCATAAGCGTCCTGTAATTCCTTACCCACTAGGGTTCTTGATTTAGTTTTCTTTGGTGGCTTCCAGTATGGATCAGACTTGCTACCTCTATAGTCAGTACCCAACTGTGTCATCTTCACACTGGAGAAAGCACCTACATTTTCCTTAACATCTGGTGACAAATCCTCTAGCCTTTCTACTCTCTTGGTATTCAGCACCTCACTAATGGCTACAGTATCGTCGATGTTACCCTCTTGTACCTCCTGATATGCCTTCCATATCCTTTTAACATATGGTTCTTTAATGTCATCACGACCGGGCATCCTATCCAACCAAGATATACAGGCTAGTATCCTATTCAGTACGCTATCCTTTGCTGAGATAGTCATACCCTGATTCAGACCCTGCTTATTCTTGTTGGCATAGTACTCATCGCTGTGACTCTCTGCCCTTCTTGCTACAATTTCATACGGTTTCACTAAGTACCCTCTAATATATTAAGAATTACACCCCTATTATACCACTTGAATTAGAGTATTAATAGTGATCCTAGTAATAGAACGTGACGGATGGAATGATAAGGCAAGGTCATAAACTGAGAGGCAGACCCTATCAAACCTTGGTTCAGGATGCCGTCACTCACCCTGTCGAAACCCACCTCTCTGCAAATTATGTCAATAAAGTGGTAACATTCTATAACTGTAAGAACTGATTCCTAATAACAACCCTTATCCTAAGATAAGACTATTCCCTTCCTTTAGTAAACAAGAATACTATGACTAATCCTGATGATAAGGACAAGGCTAGGCTCAAGCGTCAACGTAATCTTGTAGCCAAGTATAGTAAATATAAGCCTAAAGCCCTTAAAAAAAAGACTGAATATAATCGTCAATCAAACAAGAATCTTACAGAAGATTATTAGGTTGGGGTACATCTACTAGTTCCCAACAGATAGCACGACGCCCACTTCGAGTTTGCCTTTTGAAACCAGAGTCTTGTAGTAAACCTTCTTTCACAAGCGATCTAATAGACGCTGAGACTGTTTGATGCTTACCACCTAACATATATTCTAGTTCATCACAAGTCCAGTAATAAATATCTTTATCGTTTTCTATTAAATAAAACTTATCTAATATTTGCTGTCGAATAGGAATCTTACCACGGTTCACAGATTCATACGCATCTCTACTTGTTTGCTGTATTAACATACTTATCTCCTGTTAGATGTTGAAATGCTTTGTTGGCTTCAGCCGCCGCACTAAAGATATAACTCTTATCATTCTTTAAAGCGGTCAGCCAAGACTTAATATACTGAGTGTGTTGCAATTGCTCAAGCGGAATACCTATGTAGGAACAAGTCATTGCCGCTCCTAGTTCAGCAACTAACTCTTCGTAAGCGTAAGCATTCTCATACTTGTCACCTTTCTTACGGTCAAGTCTATGCTTTGCACCAGTAGCATGGATACCTTCATGCGCTTTGGTTGACTCACGTTCGGCATCAGATGTAAACGCTGAGTCTTGTGGTAACGCTATCGCATCATCAGATGGACGATAGAACGCTTTGTTACCACCGATATGTATACCACCACGCAACTCTAAGTTGTTGATATACTTATCTATTTCTGTAGTTGGATTAAAATCTGGAGCGACAACATCAGGTGTTGGTTCAGGCAAGCCGGGTATCTGATCCCGGTTCCATACCTTATATGTTCTCATAAATGGTATGCGTTTATCTTTGCCTGTCTTATCATCTGTCCCGACCAGAGTCTTATAGAACACAACATCATACGCATCTTTAAATACCTCATTAGGTACTGGGTGACTGTTACCTGTCAACTCTTTTAACTGAGTCAAAGTAAAGTAATCCCTTGACGAATGGGAATTAAACAGACCAAGTATCAACCAATTGATGCCACCATATTGACGTTTCGTTACACCATTACGCGCACTACCCAGACCTTCTAACATATTACTAGTGCCATCTTGAACCCAAGGCTTATGCCAAGGACTGATAGATTCACCTGCCTCAATGCGCTCTAGTCTATCGATCAAGGGAGGTACTACTGTTTCATATACTTTATCTTTAGGTTTCATTTTATATTCCTCTGTCTATATAAGGCTCAGGTACAAACCAATCCCAGAATTCATCTTTCTCTCCCGGTTCAGTAAGATATTTTCTACGTCTATCCACTATGGGATATGTCATGTAGTCTAACTTAAAATGCTGACCAGTGTTAACATTCCTTATTGTAGCACCAGATACATTAAACATTTTCCCTATCTCAGCGTATGAAGTACCTTCTCTAAGTTCAATGTAGATTTCTTCAACTTGTTCTACATTAAGTTTAGCATACTCAGAATCAAAAGACTTATTCTTGAAGGGCATGTTCTTCATCCTCGTATCCTTGTACAAAATCAGGACAGTCATGCTCTTCCCATACGTCATCAACATAATGAGCAAGAGTACAGCGCCATTCAAACTTATTATTTGTAGGTAACCAACGTTTAGAGCGTAGATTCTCACACTCATAACAGCATTTCATATTACATCCCTCATTGATCTATCGACTGACTCAATCATACCTTCAGTAAGCATGACATCTAGACCATCTTCATCTGAACAGTAGCACATACGATACCATTCATTACTGTCTAGCATCATATCCCACTCTATTTCATCGACTACATACCATACGCCATCACATAATACCATGTCGCCCTCAATAATCTCGGCATCACGTTGGTATTCATAAGCCTCCATCTGATCCATGTTCCAATCCCAGTCAATAGGTTCTATAAAAGGTGTCATTAGTGTATCGCTCCTAAGTCTCGTTCCATTGTAACTGAATCAACATATGCCTGTATATGGTCACGCAATTCTTCTCTAACCCTGACAGCATCGATATTATCTAGCAACTCTACAATAAAATCAATCTCTGCTAGGTCAAAGTTAGATATAACATAGTCAGTTATATCATCAACCTCCAGATCATCGGGGTTACCAACGATCAACATAAACGCATCGTATATGTCTTGACTCACCGTCTTGTCTCCTCTCATTTTGTTTTGCTCCATAGTATTACTGTTACACCACATAGTATCATACATATTACCCAAAGCCAAGCAATAATTGTTTCCATTTTAACTTATCTCCTTGTTTACTTGTTACTTAATAATAACATAATAAAATAACTATTAAAATCAAATACTTATCTTATTATCTTATAATTATATTTGTTAACATTTTGCCCTAGAATCCCAATGCGATTAACGCCGGAGGGAACTACGCAACAGCGGTCAACCAAGAGGGAAGGCGAAGCAGAAAAAAAGGGTGTGGAGATAACCCCACACCCTGATTCTCTTAGATGTACAACTGCTTGAGGAGTTTACACACCCCAAGACTTCGACTTAAACCGTGACGCTTACGCTGTTGTATTACACAATTACGCGCATGAACGTCAATCTTTAAGCGAAGATCGCCGGGTATCTCTGTTGGAGTAGCATAATCAATAGCGTTCTCAACAACTTTGATTATCTCGTCTCCAAGTAACTCCCACTCTGAACAAGTACTTTGATGCTCTTCTTTCAACTCTGACATAACGTACTCCAAAGCATCTTCTTCTGAATTAAACTCATCAACAACCTCAGATACTAACTCTGCTATGTCTGAATCGCTAGGTGCGCGAAACTCTGAGTTCTTAAACATATCCAGAGATGACTGTAATGTAGGCTCTGTAAGGTTAAGAGAAGCCAATACAAAAGCGTACCCATTGAGTGACTCTTCTGGATTGTAAGTGTTACCAAACCCTTGTTGCTCTCGGTTATACTCTGGAACACTCTGATCTCTACGGTTATCATACTCATTACGAGCATCTAAGGTTTTCTTGTTGTTACGCAATGTCTGACGCTTTACAATGTTTTTAGCGTGAAGTAGTGCATAGCAGTTAGCAGAACCTTGAACTCTGTAACCTACAATGTTTTTGATGATTTCGATGTCATTTAGTATGTCTTTCATTTCTATTTCTCTGTTGTTGTTGTAGCCGTTATTGACTACACTGTCTATTATACACACGTTGAGGCTCAGGTCAAGTTCGCGAACGCGCCTTCCCGAGGGATTTGTATGATAATATCTGATAAACCAAGCATCATATATAACTAATATATATAACACTAACCAGATACCTAAGCAAATCGTGAGTATGTTGGAAGGTTGACTTGCGCCTGAGACTCTGTGTGATACACTGTAAGTGTAGGCAAGATAAGGATATATATTCCTTTATCGCGGAACCCACACAATACAACCATTGCACCTCAGTCTATTACTCTTCCCCTATACATATATACACAACAAACAACTACATATACTTATAGTACTATGGCTGTTATCTGTGGATAGATAATCATAGATTAGATATCCTACACCCACACACACACGGACTCCAAAGGCATCTTACCCCTTACCCCTGACTCTACTACCTGTAACTTAGATATACGGGCAGTGCGGAGGGGTACCCCACCCCTTTGTACTAAAAGTATATCTATATATATTCTCCCCACTCACTAGAGGTTACTTTAAGCATTCATAAGGAAATTCTAATATGACTGATCGTATAAAATATAAGAGAAAATATAGAGAATCTGTAAAACCATTAGGTATTGGCGATCCTTTGGCTAACGCAGGATTAGCCGGGGGTATGAGAAAGAAAGCAATCTTAGACTCAAAAGCAGACAAACTTATGGGTGCAACATCTCTTGCCGTAGCATCAGCACCCGGGGCTATGATAGCAAAAGGCTTTCATGATGTAGGGGAGAAAAGAAAAGCGTCAATTAAAAAAAGAAAAGATATGAAAAAAGAATCTGCTAAACGTATCTTAACTGTACAACAGAAACATAAGGCCGCTAGATACAAAAACGTTAAAGCAAAGAAACGATCTTACTGAATTAACTGGCCTTAAGAGAACATATCTTAATTGTTCCCCTATAGAGACTCAATTACTCAGATCATTTAAAAGATGGCCCTAGTAATATAGAGTACCACTCTTAGACTGGTAAATTAGGGGGGAGTACCTTACCCTACCCAATCACCCTACTACACCCTATATAGTATCTGGTAACCATCCTTAGAGTGGTTAAAATGGAGCCAGAATGGACAAAATACTGGTACGCAAGTTATGAACTACTATGACTTACTAAAATCATACTATGCCGCTAGAACTCCTAATTTTAGGGATACTGTGGTTGATCCCGCTATACTAAGGGGTTATAAAAAATACGGTAGTATTTCTGGAGATACTACACCCTTTGAAAGAAACAAGGTAACAACTGATAAAGAACTTATAGATAAAAGAAGAAACAACCTTATATTCAATAGGTTAGTGCCTAGAGTGGAAGGTGACAGCGATGTTAATCCTTTTTTGCGTAATGTTCCAGAACATGAAAGATACGAGAAAAAACAAGAGCAAGCGTATAATGAAATGTTTAATCCTTACATGGAAAGTATAAAGGATTATCGTGAGGCGGTAAGGTGGAACCCTAAAAGCGGCTATCTTGAAAATGCTAAGTGGGGAATAAACCCCATAACAGGAACATTTGATCGTATGCAGGGAGATACTCTGGGCATGGCTCGAAATAAAGAGCCTATAATTATAAGGAAAACACAGGAAAGCGACCCTAATTTTCTTCAAACATTAGCCCATGAAGGTAGGCATAAGAACCAAGAAATGGTTAATCCGAACATGAGTTCTAAAGACTTAAGGGAAGTGCATAGAGATATATACAACATGGAAAGTCAATATGCACACCCATTAGAAAAAAAGAAATGGTTCCAAAAGTTTGTTCCTGAGTACCGCTCCATACCTCAAAGATACCCACAATTCTTTACACTGAACAATACTGGCCCAAGACGTAAAAAATTCACACCATGATCCTACTAGACAACGAATGAAGTTATATGACAGACAAGCAAGAAAAATTTATAGATCACTACTGTAAAACAGGTAATGCTACCCAAAGTGCTATAGCATCAGGGTATTCCAAGGCTACCGCTAAACAGGCAGGTCATAGATTGCGAGGTCAATTTAGACAGGAGATCGAGGAAAGAACCAAGAAAATGGTACAGGACATGGTTCCTATATCATTATCTGCTATTAAATCCCTTATAGAACAGGGCGACAGTGAGTCAGTTAGACTAGCCGCCGCAAAAGATATCCTTGATCGCTCTGGATTAAAGCCAGTAGATCGTGTAGAAACCACAAACATTGAACAAATGTCTGACGAGGAAATACAAAGGCGTATAGATGCCCTCACAAAACACTGAACTACTCCTACTTCTAGAAGCACAGAAACAAAGAGAGCGGTTTAATAAGATAAATAACTACGATCCTTACCCTTATCAGCAAGATTTTCACGCTACAGGGTTTGAGAATAACCAACGCTTATTGATGGCGGCTAACCGAATAGGTAAATCTTATTGTGGTGCGGCTGAAATGTCCTACCATCTTACAGGAATGTACCCTGATTGGTGGAAGGGCAGACGGTTTAACAAACCTATTACCGCATGGGCAGGTGGTGTTTCTAACGAAACTACTAGAGATATTGTACAAGCAGAACTATTAGGTTCTCCCGATGACCCTGAAGCCTTTGGCTCTGGCGCTGTTCCTAAAGAAAATATAATAAAAACGGAACGTAAGCCCGGAGTGCCAAACGCCAAGTCCGTAGCATTGATACGGCATATTTCTGGGGAGAACTCTTCTTTACACTTCAAAGCCTATGAGATGGGTGTAGACAAGTGGCAGGGACGCTCTGTTGACGTTGTATGGCTAGACGAGGAACCCAGTAGGGAACTCTACTCACAGGCCGTTACACGAACTCTGGATAGAAGAGGCATGGTTTACATGACCTTCACACCAGAACAGGGCATGACAGAGACTGTAGCGAGTTTTATGAACCGTATACAGAAGGGTCAAAGCCTTACCAATGCGACATGGGATGATGCCAGTGAGAAGATAAAGTCCATGAAAGGACAGGATGGACACCTTTCTGAAGAAGTTATGACACAGATTCTCAGTGCATATGCTCCACACGAAAGGGAGATGCGTAGATACGGTAGACCTACTATCGGTTCCGGTCTGATATTCCCAGTAAACGAAGAGGATTTAATGATTGATCCTATCGTGATAGAAGATCATTGGCCTAGAGTAGCCGCTATAGATTTTGGGTGGGATCACCCTACCGCAGTAGTCTGGTGTGCTATAGATCAGGAGGAAGATACCTTCTACATCTATGATTGCTATAGAGCATCTAAGGCAAGCCCTAGCGTACACGCAAGCATTATAAAGCAAAGACCTAGTTTTATTCCTATTATCTACCCGCATGACGGAAACCGCAGGGATAGCATGGGAAACCCCGGTCTAGCAGAACAATACAGGGGTCATGGGTGTAACTTTACACTAGATCACTTTCACAATCCACCGGGACTAGGCCAAACTAAAGGCTCTAACTCAGTAGAAGAAGGGCTTATGGCTATGCTACAAAGCATGGAAGCAGGTAAGTTCAAAGTATTCAGCACTCTGACAGACTGGTTTGAAGAGTACAGAATGTACCACAGGAAGGATAACAAAGTGGTTGCCATAAGAGATGACTTGATGTCAGCCACACGATACGCTTTCCAATCACAACGACACGCTGTTGCAGGTTCAGACCCTACTTGGACTAACAATTTAAATTACGGAGAATATGGGATTGTCTGACAGAGAACAAGAACTATTAACCAGAGTAAATGCAGAGATTACAGATTCTCTGGGTTACGATGGGGAGATATCAGAGCAGAGGGAAAAAGCGCAAGAGTATTACTATGCGTTACCCTTTGGTAATGAAGTGGACGGTAGAAGTCAGTATGTTGACTCTACTGTACAAGACACTATCGAATGGATTAAACCCAGTCTTATGCGTATCTTTGGCTCTGGTGACGAGTTTGTTAAGTTTACACCGCATGGCCCAGAAGATGTAGATGCCGCCGCACAAGCAACCGACTATGTTAATTATGTTTTTTCTAAAGATAATCCCGGTTGGGAGATTTTGTATTCGTGGTTTCACGATGCCCTTTTGCAAAAAAACGGTATCATTAAAGTATGGTGGGATGAGTATTCAGAGTATGTTAGAGAAGAGTATTCTAACCTTTCAGAACTAGAACTACAATACTTAATAACAAATGACAATGTTGAAGTTGTTGAACATACCCAAAAAGATGATGTTGTTAATGGAGCGCCGGGCATAACACATGATGTTGTAATAAAACGACACAACTATGACGGCAGGGTTAAGATTGAAAATGTCCCACCTGAAGAGTTTCTTATTTCAAGAGAAGCCAAAAGCATAGAAGATGCTAGGTTTGTTTGTCATCGTGTCAGAAAAACTTTATCTGAACTTAGGCTTATGTATCCAGATCAGGACTTTGGCCCAGAAGATTTGGGAAGTGGCGATGATGATGCCTACTTTAGTGCAGAAAGACTATCAAGATATGAATTTGATGACTCAGAAAATTATGGGTTTGGTGGAAATGAGGAAGAGGCGTTAAGAGAATATTGGCTACATGAGTCATTTATAAAAACAGACTACGATGAAGATGGTATTGCAGAACTTAGAAAGGTATGCAGTGTAGGCAGTTATGTATTCTCTAATGAAGAAATAGACAAGAAACCTTTTATTTCTATTACTCCTTTAAAGATACCACACAAGTTCTTTGGTTTATCTATTGCAGATTTAGTAATGGATTTACAGTTAATCAAGTCTACGCTTATGCGTAACTTAATGGATAATGCTTATAACCAGAACTTTGGTCGCTATGCTGTAATGGAAGGTCAAGCAAACCTTGATGATCTTCTTACACAGCGTCCGGGCGGTATCGTTAGGGTTAAATCACCCAATGCTATTATGCCTTTGGCTACCCCTCCTCTTGAGCCATACTCATTCCAGATGCTTGGATACTTGGACGAAGTAAGGGAATCAAGGTCTGGTGTAAACAAAAATACCCAAGGTATTAACGCAGACGCTCTCACAAGCCACACAACGGCTACAGCGGTGAATGCGGTGATGACTAATGCCCAGAGTAGGGTTGAGTTAATTGCCCGTCAGTTTGCAGAGACAGGCGTTAAAGACCTGATGAACTGCATCTATGAATATCTAGTAAAGTACCAAGACAAAGAACGTGTTGTTATGTTACGCAATGAGTGGGTTCCAATACGACCTGATTCATGGAGTGACAAGATGGACTGTACTGTTTCGGTTGCTCTTGGTAATGGTTCTAAAGATCAGCAGATGGCTCATCTATCACAGATGCTTTCATTTGCGTCACAGGCTATGCAGGGTGGGCTACCCATTGTAACGGAACAAAATATGTATAACCTTGGTGCGGCTCTTATTAAGGCTATGGGATATCAGAATGTCGATGACTTCTTAACTCCACCGCCTCCACCACAACAAGGTCAGCCTACTCCAGAACAACAATCTGCCATGATGGAACAACAGAATAAAATGAAAGAGTTGGAGATTAAACAGGGCGAACTACAGGTCAAAATGATGAAAGTCCAACAGGACGCTCAAGACGCACAAGTAGACGCACAACTTAAAGCGGCAGAGATCGCGTTAGAAAGAGATCAAAATAGGCCAATAGCAATAGGATAATATGACAGACCAACAACGAGAGGAGCAAGCAAAACGCCTCCTCAATGACCCGATGTTTAACGAAGCATTTGACGAATTAGCAGAACATATACATACCACTTGGATACAAACAAGTGTGAAAGATGTCGAAAGTCGTGAGCAATCATGGCTTTCTTTACGGCTCCTTGAGCGGATACGCTTACATCTAACCAGTATCGTAGAATCTGGAGAGTTAGCGAGGAAAGTCAAGGACATCCATATATAGGAGAATTTGTAATGGCGGATACCATTGACCCGCAAGCAGTAGAGCAAGGCAGTATAGCCGAAGCACAAAGTGCTTTTCTTGGATTACTGGAGCCTGAAGAGGCCAAACCAGAAACCGAGGCAAGCGAACCTACCGAAGATGTTGATGAGTCTACTGAGGAAACTCAAGACGAACCATTGGAAGAGGATGCCTTAGAAGAGGAAACCGAAGTTGAGGAAGAATCTGATGAGGAACAGTTGGATGAAGACGAGCAAGAAGAGACTGAAGAAGTCTATTCCGTCAAAGTTGACGGAGAAGAGATGGAAGTTAGTCTTGACGAACTTGTTAATGGGTACTCCCGACAATCTGACTATACTCGTAAAACGCAAGAACTTGCAAGCCAGAGGGATCAAATGGCCCAAATGCAACAGCAATGGGCTACTGAAATATCTGAAGCACAAGCGGAGCGTCAGCAATACATAGAAGCGCTTGGACAATTTGTTCATCAATCTATGGCAGGTCTAGAGCAGTATGCAACAATCAATTGGGAACAACTTCGAGAAGATGATCCTATTGCATTTGTTACAAAGAAAGAAGAGTTTCGTGACGCTCAAGAAAGAGTTAGGCAAGCGCAAGCCCAACAGGAATATGAGACTCAAAAACAAAACGAAGAGATTAGTAAAGTCCGTAAACTGGCTGTTCAGGAAGAATACAAGCGATTAACAGAGGCTGTACCTGAATGGAGTGATCCAGAAAAACGAACCAAGTTAGCCTCTGATCTTTCTTCATATGCTATACAACAGGGATTTACTCAGGATGAGTTAAAAGAACTGATAGACCATAGATCGTTAATTGTACTTATGAAAGCATCTAAATATGATGCTCTTCAAAAGTCTGACGTTAAAGCCAAGAAGTTGAAAAACAAACCCAAGGTTGTACGATCAGGTAAGGGCGGCGCTAAGAAAGCCGACAAAGATCGTAATAAACGTATTGCCTCCATGAAGCGTCTTAAAGAGAGTGGTCATGTAAATGATTCTGTATCTCTCTTTGAGGATTTTGTAGACATTTAACAAAGGAGGTAATCTGCTATGGCAGTTCCCGGAAATACCCGA